GCAAGTGTCCCACTTCCTTTCATTGAGAAGATTGCTCCTGGAGCATTTCGTAAAACATTAAATGAAACACCAGATGTTAGATTGTTGGCTAACCATGAAGGATTGCCAATGGCAAGAACAAAAAACGGTACATTAAGATTAACTGAAGATGAAGTAGGATTATACTTTGAAGCAGACTTAGCAGACACACAAGAAGCAAAAGACCTGTATACTCTTGTTGCTCGTGGAGATGTTGATCAGATGAGTTTTGCCTTTAGGGTTATTCGTCAAACCTACAATAAAGATCGTTCAGAGCGTATGCTTACTGAGGTCAGCCTTGCAGATGGAGATGTTTCTATTGTTACCTATCCCGCCTACCCAACAACTTCTGTTGAAGCAAGAGAAGCATTAAAGAGAGCAATGCATGAAGTAAAAGAAGGTAGAGAAATAACGGGAGAATCACTAATAGTATTAAAACAAGTATTTGGAGATTTATCTGAAGGACATGAATATATCATGAAGGCAGTAGAAGTTATGTCTATGTTGCTTGGAGATGTTGAAGTAGAAGATTCTGAAATGACTGAAGATGAAGAAGAGTCAAAGCGAGAAGTAGTTGGAGACTATGTATCTTGGAATTCCTCTAATGGCATTGCTCGTGGTCGTATCGTAGAAATCCAGATGACAGGATCTATTAATGTTCCTAATTCTGATTTTACAATTAATGCAGAAGAAGGAGATCCTGCAGTTCTTATCCGTGTATATGAAGAATACAATGGTGGATATAGAGCAACAGATACTTTAGTTGGACACAAAATGTCTGAACTAAGATTAATTGATGATTTGCCAGAACCAACTGAAGAAGCAAGTCGTAAGATTTCTCTTCGTTTAGCAAAAGCAATCGTAAACAGTACAAAATAATATTCCTATTAGAAATAATAGGATCGAAGTCGGAGTTAGGTTCACACCCTTAAGCGTCGTGAAATTCATAGCCACCACCTCAAACTTAAATAAACTCACAAAGGAGAACAATAAATGTCGTTTTTAGACAAAGTAATTGATCGCCGTGAAGCAGTTAAGGTAGAAATGGATGAGATTCTTGATGCAGTAGCAGCAGAATCACGCACAGACCTTACAGAAACCGAATCAGCAAAGGTTGATGCCTTGGTTGAAGAGTCACGGACACTAGATTCAAAGATTGAAAAATTCAAAGCACAGGCAGATGCAGATGCAAAGGTAGCAGAAATTCGTGCTACTGTATCAGATGTAGCAATGCCAAAGGTAGGCGGAAGCACAGTAACTCGTGAAAACCGTACATACACACCACAATCAGAAATATCATTCGTTAAGGATGCATTTGCAGCAAAGTTCAGCAATGACTATGCAGCACAAGAGCGTCTTGCTCGCCACACTCGTGAAGAGGAAGTTGAGCGAAGAGATGTTGGTACTGGTAACTTCGCAGGTCTTGTAATTCCACAGTACCTTGTTGATCTAGCAGCACCTCTTGCTCGTGCAGGTCGCCCAACAGCAGACTTCGCAACAAACAAGATGACCTTGCCTCCAGCAGGTATGACACTAAATATCTCACGCATGACAACAGGTACATCAACTGCAGTTCAGGCTGCCGAAAATGATGCAATCTCAGAGACAAATGCTGATGATACACTACTTACTGTAAATGTTCGTACAATTGCAGGACAGCAAGATATCTCAAAGCAGGCTATTGAGCGTGGTACAGGTATTGATTCATTCATTATCGCTGACCTTATCCGTGGATGGCACACTACACTTGATAACCAGATCCTTAATGGTGATGGTGCTTCAGGTTCTATCCTAGGTCTTACAAACACAGTTGGAATTGGATCTGTAACATTCACATCTGCATCACCAACAGTTGCTGAACTATATCCAAAGTTGGCAGATGCCTACCAGAAGGTACAGACTGGCGTATTTATGAATCCTACACACTGGGTCATGCATCCACGCAGACTAGCGTTTTTGTTAGCCTCAGTTGATTCAGCAGGTCGTCCACTAGTAGTTCCAACTATCAATGGACCACTCAACGCATTCGCAACAGGTGCAGGCCAAGCATTCTACGGTAACTCAGGTTACTCACTAATGGGTCTACCAATCGTTGCAGATGCAAATGTTACAACAGTAGCAGGCTCAGACTCAGACGAGGATGAAATCTATTGCGTAACTGCACCAGAATTCCACCTATGGGAGCAAGCAGGATCACCATTCGCATTGAACTTTGATGCAACTGGTTCTGGATCATTGACAATCAAGTCAGTCGTATACGGATACGCAGCAGCAACTGCTGGCCGTTACCCTGCAGCATTTGCAAAGATCTCAGGAACTGGTCTTGTAGCACCTACATTCTAAAGTTTACATAGTTATTTCTATGTAATACTTAGAGAAATCTAAGGAGGGAGTGGGTTGATGAAGTCCCCGTTGTTAACCCACTCCTTTTAAAAAAAAGGAAGTTATGAAAAAAATAAAGAATATATTTAAGATTAAGAAAGAGACAGCAAGTGCTACTCCTAAGATGGAGAAGGCTATGTTGCCTAAATTGGAGAAGAGGAATAAATGAGTAAACCTACGGTTGCCACTAACAACCAGCCAGATAATGTTTATACAACTTTGGCTGATGTAAGAAATGGACTGCAGATTGAGGATAGCGTTGATGATCAAGACATTCAAATGGCTATTTTGTCTGCAAGCCGTATGATTGATGACTACTGCCAAAGATCTTTCTTCCAACAAGGAACTATTGCTCTTCCTGAAATTAGATACTACTCAGCAATAAATCCATGGTACTTAGAGATAGACGACCTAGTAGAACCTACAGAGTTAAAAACAAGAGCAAATCAATCAGGTCCATTTGATGAAAACTGGAACCTAGATACAGATGTTATGTATGAGCCAGTAAATAACCCTACTAAGGGATGGCCAGTAACAAGATTATTAGCAATTCAGACTTATGTCTTTCCATATTTCTTTCCTCAAACAGTTAGACTAACTGGAGTATTTGGATGGAAAGAAGTACCTTATGAGGTACAACTTGCTTGTAAGATACAAGCATCAAGATTATTTATTAGAAAGCAATCTCCATTTGGTATTGCTGGTTCTGTAGAATTAGGAACAGTTCGTCTTAATTCAAGACTAGATCCAGATGTTGAGATACTACTAAAAACATTCCGTAGAAACTTTGGATTGGCATTCTAAAATGGCAATGACTAATATTAATGGCGTACGGGATGCCTTAAAAAACAATTTACAAACAATTACAAATTTAAGAACTTATGATTTGATTCCTGATGTAATTGTTCCACCATGTGCTATAGTTGGCCAATTAGATTTCACTTTTGATATTGATAATGCTCGTGGTTTAGATCAAGCATCTGTTGATATTTATGTGATTGTTCAAAGAATGTCAGAAAGAAGTGCACAAGATAAACTTGATAATTTCTTGGCTGGAAGTGGTAAAGGTTCAATTAAAACTGCTTTAGAATCAGACAGATCATTAGGTGGACTTGTTGATACACTCAGAGTTATAAGTGCAGAAAGTGGCACATATTCTTCTGGAGATCAAAACTTTTTATCTTATCGTTATAACCTCACAATCTGGGGATAAGGAGAACAAATGCAATATGTAGTAACCTCAAATAAAAAAGTTTGCGGTAAGGTAAAAGATGATAAACTTACTGTAGATGATATACTTGGTGCAGGAGCAAATGTAGAACATTTACTTGCATCTGGTCATATCACAATCGCAAATGCAGGAACAGCAGTAAAAGCAACACCAGCACCAAAACAGGATTTCTCCTTTAATGAAGAAGAGCCTGCATTTCAATCAGATAACTCAGAAGGAGAAAAAGAATGGCAAGAATAGTATTAACAAATGTAAAAGTATTAATCGGAGCAGTTGATCTAAGTGATCATATCTCCAGCGTAAGTCTTTCAACAACATACGATGTTCTAGAGACAACAGCCTTTGCAGCAGGAAATGTTCCTGAAGCAGCAAAGTCTCGTATTGCAGGTCTAGCGGATAACTCAGTAACTTTTGAGTTCCACCAAGATTATGCAGCATCAGAAGTTGAAGCAACAGTTTACCCACTATTGGGAACAGTTGCAGCAGTAACAGTCTCACCTACATCAGGTACAGTCGCAGCAGATAACCCAGAATATCAATTTAATGCTTTGATTTCAGAGTGGACACCACTCAATGGAGCAGTTGGGGAATTAGCAACAGCCTCTGTTACATGGCCAATCTCAGGTGGCATTGTCAAGGATGTAACTCCTTAACATGTCAAAGATAGTTCTAACTAACGCATATGTTGTATTTGAAGGTACTAATGATTTTAGTGACCATATTTCCAATATAACATTGTCTACTGTTCATGACATTCTTGATGTGACTCCAGTGAAGGCTGGAGTTATTTACAAAGAAGTCATTGCAGGTGTTGGAACTAATTCAGTTACCTTTGATTTCTACCAAGACTTTGCCTCTGACTCTATTGAACAATTTTTTAATGGAGATGGAACAAGCATTACTCGTGTAGGAACTAAAGTATCATGTGTCGTAAGACCTTTAAATGCAGCAAAATCTGCAACAAATCCAGAGTATATATTTGAAGCACTAATTACTGAATGGACTCCACTTAATGCTAGTGTTGGCCAGTTAAGTACAGTTTCTGCTACATGGCCTATTTCTGGAGCAATTACAAAAGATGTAACACCATAATACAAACTATACCTTGAAAGGGGACATAAAATGGATGGACTAAGTATAAAAGTAAAGACTAGCGATGGAGAAGAAGGAGTATATCCTCTTCGTCCAAAGACACTTGTTGCGTTTGAACAAAAATTTAACAAGGGTTTTGCTAAACTCCTAACTGAAGATCAGAAAATGGAGCATATCTACTTCCTGGCCTGGGGAGCCATGAAGGATGCTGGAAAGGCTGTAAAGCCTTTTGGAGAAGCATTTCTAGACACTCTTGACAGTGTGGAATTAGACTCTGACCCAAATTCCGAATCCACAGAGACAGCCTAACCTATACGGTAGCAATGGTTTCTGTGGAGACTGGAATTTCTCCAGTAGATTTGCTTGAAGCACCTGATGGTGTACTTGAAGCAATCGTTATTTATATTAAAGAACGATCAAAGGATGCGGGTAGGTAATGAAAAAAGATGTAATAGTGTTAATTGGAATAAAGGAAACACTAAAGTCATTAGAGCAGTTTGACAAAGATGCAGTAAAAGAATTTAATAAAGTTATTAATTCTGAACTGAGAAGTGCTAAAAAAGATGCACAAGGGTTTGTCACTGCAAAACCTCCACTTAGTGGTTGGAATACTCAGCCTGCTCGCAATCCTCGTTCTCGTGGTGGTGCTGGATGGCCAGCATGGGATCAAAGCATAATTAAAGCAGGTATATCTTCCAGTAAAGCAGAAGGAAAAGTTAGCAGGTCAAAAGGTTACACTACTTCTGCTGGTTCATTAAAGAATAAGTCTGCTGCTGGTGTTATTTATGAATTAGCAGGTAGACAAAATAAGTCTAGCAAGTTTAATAAGAATCTAGAAGCCCAAGAAGGAAATGCTTCTCGTTTAATCTGGAAATCTGTTGATAAGAATAAAGATAGAATTGTTAAAAATGTTGCAAAAGCATTTGATGATGTTAGACAAAATTTACAAAAAAATTTAAATATGAGAAGGAGTTAATAATATGGCAGCAGGATCAGTAATTGCCAGAATCCTTACTCAATATTCTGATAAAGGAACAAAGGCAGCAGCAAAAGACTTTGCGATAATGAGCAAGAAGATTGATAAGTTTGCAAGCAGAGCAAGAGTAGCACTAGGTGCTGGAATTGCTGCAGCAGGTGTATTAGCAGTTAAACTTGCAGCAGATGCAGTAAAGGGTGCTGCACTAGACGAACAACAACAAATATCCCTAGCCATTGCTATTCGCAATACAACCAGTGCTACAGAAGATGCAATTAAGGCTAATAGTAGGTTCTTAGATGCACTTGAATTACAAGTTGGTATAGATAATGAACAATTAATGCCTGCACTACAAAAATTAACAATGGCTACAGGAGATCTTGGTCAAGCACAAAGCCTTCTGGCTTTATCCATAGATGTTGCAGCAGCGTCAGGTAAAGGATTAGATGCAACTTCATCAGCCCTTTCCAAAGCAATAGGCGGAAACTTTACTGCTTTAAGGAAACTTGGACTACCTCTTGATGCAAATGCAATTAAATCAAAAAATCTTAGCAAACTCTTACTTGATCTTGCTAAAATAAGCAAGGGACAAGGTGCAGCAGCAGCAAATACTTTTGCTGGTAAACTTACAATACTAAAACTTTCCTTTAATCAAGTAATGGATGAACTTGGTGTAGCCTTAATGCCTGCAATTATGACACTGGTAAATTATATAATTACAGATGTTATTCCAAGACTAAGTGAGTGGGTAGCATTAAATGAATCATTTGTTTCAGATAAGTTTGTAAAGTTTACTGAAACACTTCTTGGACTAGCCAAGTCACTTGTAAAACTTGCAATATTTGTTGATAAATATTCTTGGCTAATTGTTCCTCTAGGAGTTATTAGTGGTTTAGGTTTTGTTTCAGCCCAATTAAAAGTTATTGGTGAGACATCAAAGTTTATTTTAAAAGTTGCAATTAATCCGTTGTTTAAACAATTAGGAAATTTAGGTTATATTCTTAAAGAAGTTGGTAGTGCATTTAAAACAAGTGGAGCCAGAGGTTCATTAGGTGCTATTAAAGTATTTGTTGACTTATTAAGTAAGAGAGTTAAGATATTATTAGGACTTCTTGCTGGTATTGCGGTAATTGCTGCTATTGCTAAAACACTTTCTGGACCAAGTGATACAGAAATCTTAGCACAAATGAGGGCTGATCAAAAGAAAGCCTTCCAAAAAGAAAAAGATTTAAAGAATGAAGCAGCAATAAAGGCTAGCCAAGCAAATTTTGATAAAGCAGCGGCTGATCAACTTGCAAAAGATACTAAAGTTGCTGCAACAGCACAAGCAAAAATAGATGCTGCTAAATTAAAAGCAGACAAAATGCTTGCAGATCAAAAGAAAAAGTTGGCTGCTCTTGGTGTAAAAACCATAACAGATGAAGATCCTAAGCAACTTAATGCTGCAATTGCTCTTTTAGAAAGACAAAAAAATATTAATGCTGTAGATGCAGAAAGACTTTTAAGATTAAAAGAAGAAGTTCTTTTGCTAAAGGTAAGAAATGATTTAGCAACTAGATACGAAGATATCCTCAAAGCATTAGCAGATAATAAAATAACTACTCAAGAAGTTCAAATTCTTGCTCTTAAATGGGGAATTACAACTGATGCAGTAAATGGATATTTGCTACAACTTAAAATTGTTGAAGATGGAACAATTAGCGATGCTGAAGTTATTGCTCTAGCACAGTCCTGGGGAAGAACACAAGCCCAAGCAGCACAGTATCTTGACTTCTTTAATTATTTAAATGACGGTATCTTAAGCGATGCTGAAATAGAAAAACTTAAGTCAAAGTGGAAATTAACAGAAGATCAAGTTCGCATGTATGCAGACTTTGTTGGTGTTGTTAATGATGGAAAACTATCAGATGCTGAAATTATTAAGATTCAAGAGAAGTGGAAATTAACCACAGATCAAGTTGTTGCTTATCTTCTTAAACTTGGTGCACCTGTAACATATTCAGGTACACTAATTGATCCTGCTACAGCAGCAGAACTAGCATGGAAGAATGCTACAACAGCATTATTAGCCTATCTAGCACTACTTGCTAAGGGTACTGGAGTTGTTGTTCCAGGAAGTACAGATGGAGCAGCAGCAGCATCCGCAGCAGCACAGGCAGCAGCAGCAGCAACTGCAGCAGCAGAAGCAGCACGAAAAGCAGCAGAAGATAAAGCAAGAGCAATATCAGCAACTGCAGCAACTGATGCAGCAAATGCAGCAGTGACAGCAGTGACAGCAAAACCTACTGCAGCACAAGTTCGTGGTATGAACTATGCTGCTCAAGCACAAGCCGCAGCAGACAAGGCTGCAGCCTCAATAGCAGCCAAACTTGCTGCAGCAGAACAGTCAGTGGAAAATGCTTCAATTGCAGCAAATCTAGCAGCCTTGAAAGCAAAAGAAGCAGCAGATCTTGCCAGGTCAATATTATCAAGCCAAGCATTAGATGATGCTGAAAAAGCAAGATTTAGAAACCTAACTGCAGCCAATGCTGGATCTACAATGAACAGTTCAGGAATATCATCAGGAACTTCAAACTCTACCAATATTGTTATTAATGTTGCAGGCTCTGTAACATCTGAGCAGGACTTAGTTCAGACAGTCAGAAATGGATTGCTAAATGCTCAGTACAACGGTAACGCTATAACATTGCAGGCTATATAATGACATTGCCAGTACTTAAAGTAGAAATTGACTTTACTTCTGGTCCATCATTTTCATACCCTTTAATTCTTGACACCTCTTTTGGTATTTTAGATACAAATATTTTAGGTGATGCTCCTGCAGATCTTGTTGATATCTCTGATCAAGTTTTAAAATGTTCTACTCGTAGAGGTCGTAACCGTATTCTTTCTAACTTTGAGGCTGGAACTGCAACGGTAACATTAAATGACCCTGATTCACATTTTAGCCCTCAAAACCCAACAGGACCATACTTTGGCAAATTAATACCATTACGCAAGATAAGAATATATGCAGAAACTGAGTTTAATTCAGAAATAGTACAGGTAAATATGTTTGCTGGCTATATAACATCATATGACACTGGATTTTATGACGGAACAAATGAAACATCTACTGTAGTATTACAATGTGTTGATGGCTTTAGATTACTTAATAATGTTAATACTGGAATAGAACCAATTCCAGGAGCAACGGTAGGTCAACTATCAGGTGCCAGAGTAAATACATTACTGAACTTTGCAGGTTTTCCTGATTCAATGAGAACTACTGATGCTGGTAATTCTACAATGCAGGTAGATCCAGGTGCACAAAGAAATATTCTTCAGGCTATCCAAACAGTAGAGCAATCAGAATTTGGTGCTTTCTTTATGCAAAGATCTGGGAAAACTTTATTTCTTGATCGTGATGAAGTTGCTAAAAGAGCAGATTCTGCTCCAAGAACTTATACAGATTTAGAAACTCCTGGTACTTTTCCATATGACTCAATTGACTTTGCTTTTGATGATCAACTTATTCTAAATGATATTACCGTTACAAGATTAGATGGAATACCTCAAAATGTCTTTGATCAGCCAAGTATTGACAAGTTCTTTACTAAGTCAGGGTTAAGATCAAATATTCTTGTTCAAACAGATGCAGAATCTTTAGACCAAGCGCAAACTCTTTTGGTAGCCCGTAAAAATGCAGACTTAAGAATTGACTCAATCACACTAAATATGAATGCTACGATAGATGAATTAAATACTTTGGTTAACTTAACTTCAGATATTTATAACCTTATTGTTGCAGAAAAACAAATGCCTGGTGGTAGTTCTATTGTAAAAGAACTATTTATCCAAGGTGTACAGCACGATGTAACACCAGCCACATGGAATATAAAACTATTAACGGCTGAACCACTTATCCAAGCCTTTATTCTTGATTCAACAAATCAAGGTATACTTGGTGTTAACGAATTATCATACTAAAGGAGAAAAACTATGCCTATAGGCAGTCCAAACGCAGGTTATCGTCTATTTAATACAGGCGATGTTTTAACTGCAGCACAGGTACAATTTAACCTGCAAAATCAATCAATTATGTTCTTTGCTAATGCAGCAGCAAGAGATTCTGCTTTAGGAGTAGGCGTAGTTCAAGAAGGTATGTTTGCTTATCTTGCTGATACAAATGCAACTGTATTCTATGATGGTGCAGCATGGCAATCATTTGGTACAGGAGATGTGACTGGTCTGACTGCTGGTGCAGGTATTACAATTACCTCTGCTGGAGGTCCAGTACCAACTATTTCATTATCAAGCAACCCAACACTAACATCACCAAAAGAAACCAATACAACTTCAGCAACTGCTGCTACAGGAACAATTAACTTAGATGTTGTGACTTCATCCGTTGAAATTCGTACATCAAATGCTGCAGCAAACTGGATATTAAATGTTCGTGGAGATGGAGCAACTACTCTCAACTCTATTATGGCAACAGGAGAACAAATCTCTGTTGTATTTGAATCACCACAAGGTGCTACAGCATATTACCCAACAGCCCTAAATATTGATGGATCTGCAGTAACTCCTAAATGGTTAGGTGGAACAGCACCTTCATCTGGAAATATTAACTCAACAGATGTTTATATTTATACAATTAGAAAAACAGGAGCATCAACATACACTGTTTTAGCATCACAAAATAAATTTGCTTAATAATTAAAGGAGAACAACTGTGAGTCCATTGTTTCGTAACCCAAGTGGCGTTGGTGTGCCTGTAAGATTTATACTTCCACCAGTAACACCACCTGTAGTTCCACCAGTGGTTCCACCAGTTGTTCCTCCTGTTGTACCACCAGTAACACCACCAGTAACACCTCCTGTAGTGCCTCCTGTGGTTCCTCCAGTCGTACCTCCTGTTGTACCACCAGTAACACCACCAGTCGTGCCTCCTGTTGTACCACCTGTTGTACCACCTGTTGTACCTCCTGTAGTGCCTCCTGTAGTGCCTCCAGTGACACCACCAGTGACACCACCAGTAACACCACCAGTAACACCACCAGTAACACCAGCAACTGGAACACAGTGTACATCACTTGATATAGCAGTTGGTTGTTGTGTAAATGCTCCATTTGTTGGTGCATGTACATCTGGATTTGGTAGCGGTGGAACATGTTCACCAATCATTGACTTTAGTCCAGGATCAGGATGTTAAAAAATAAAGGTAATGATACAATTAGTAATTATAAGGAGAAACAATGTTAACTGATAATCAAATTATGTTTACCTATGAGGGAACTCCAGGTGTAGCATTAGTGTGGGTACTTGATGATCAATGTTTATATGATTTACCATTAAGCGTAGAACATTCAGAAATATTCTTAAATACAAATAGTGTTGTAGATGTTTCAGCAGATTATCCAGATAATGATGGATTAACTCTTGAAATAAAGCAAGATAATGTTATTTTAGAAGTATTTAATACAAATGAATACTTTGGCAGTATACTTCTTAGTGATCCGTTAGTGTTAAAATTATCAGATTACCCATATGGAAGATATGTTCAATCTCCTGATGCTACATTTGATGGAGAAAAGTTTATTATTACAAACAGAAATTTAACAGGATATTTACCTTAAGGAGCAATAATGGGGATAAGTCGCTGGGAACAATATAAGGAAAAAAATGGGGTAACTCCATTAGATATGCTTAATCCAAGAACTAAAAAAGTATCTAATGAGATATCATCAAATAGATTATCTATCTGCAATGGTTGCCCAGAATTTATTAAAATATCAAAGCAGTGCAAGAAGTGTGGTTGTTTTATGGAAGCCAAAGCAAAGTATGAAGAGGCTAAGTGCCCACTAGGAAAATGGTAATTATGAAAGAGTTAGCACCAGGAATAGTAGTATTTAATAATGTTTTCATGAACGCTATAGACTACATAGAACAGATTAAAGAACAAGGTTTATCTTGGCGACCAGCAGAGGTATTAGTTGATCTAAATGAAAATAAGTCTGGAACAAACAACAAAGCCAGAGATACAGATTTAATTATGCTTCCTCATCATGAAAATCTTGGTGATGATATTCTTTCAGAATTTACTAAAGAGTTTCATAAAGAAATAAAGCCACTTTTAGATCAATATAAAAGCAATTATTATGCAACAATAGAAAAGTTTGAGTCTCCACAACTTCTAAGATATGGACAAGAACAAAAGTTTCATGATCATATTGATGACCATCCATTCTTTACAAGAAGAATATCTTTAACCTTTTACTTAAATGATGACTATGAAGGTGGAGATGTAGAGTTTAAGAGACATAATCTAAGATTTAAAGCAGAAAAGAATCAGTTATTAGTATTTCCTTCTAACTTCATCTACAATCATGAGGTTCATCCAGTTACTTCTGGACTAAGATATGTGGTAGTTCAATGGATGGCGTAGGATTAATTAAAGATGTTTTATCAAATGATGATCTACTAAGACTATCTTTGTACTTTAAGCATCATCAAAAACTGAATTCAATGTCTGTAGATGAGTTTGGTAGAAAACTATTGCCAGATACAGAAGAGCCTTTACTAAAAGAGTTTAGCGAGTTGTTATTGTCAAAAGTTAGAGAGTTCTTTGGCAGTCAAACTCTTCTTTCATCATACAGTCTATTTGCAGAGTATTCAGCAGAAACTATCAGTCTTCATAAACATAAAGATGCAAACGCTTGTACCTATACCCTTGACCTAACAATCTATCAGGATAAGCCTTGGGCTATTTTTATAGATGGGCAAGAGTTTTTAGCAGAAACAAATGAAGCAGTTATGTTTATGGGTGAAAGATATGAACATTGGAGAGACACTGTTTATGATAATAATGATAGAATAGGAGTTATATTCTTCCATTATGTTGAACCAGATCACTGGTTTTTTACAAAGGGACCAGAACACATACACGAAATATGGAAATCTATGAGGAGCAAATAAATGATAGCAGTAGACACACGATCAATCAAGAACTTCTTGCCAACAGAGTTATTTGAAAAGATTAAGAAGCAGATTGTTGAGATGAACCTAGGACCTGATGGTCCATACTTCTATCACACAGTTGCTGGTAGATGGCTAGAAGAAGTACGATTTGATGATGAAACAGAAGCAGAGATTCTAGACATAGCAAAGAAGACATTTGGCTCTGAGACTCTACAAAGAGCAGGCTTTCACACTGGAAGATATCAAAAACAAAACGGTATTGTTCCACAACTCTGGAAGCACTATGATCAGTCAGCCTGCCAGTATTCATTAGATATTTGCATAGACAAGAATGTTGATTGGCAATTAGCAGTAGATGATGTATTATATGATGAGCAACCAAATGACTGTATTGTCTTTTGTGGTAATTACAGTATGCATTGGCGACCAGAATATCCAACAGAAGATGAAGATAAATTTGTAAGCCTTTTATTTATGCAGTTTGCAGAACCTGATCATTGGGCTTTTACACCAACTGGACATGCTGAAAACTCATGGAAGTCAGATTTTAGATTTAGAGCAAATACAGGATACTGGTCACAGCCTGACTATAGTAATAACAGACCAATTTGCCCATGCTGTGACTATCGTCCAGTTCTAGACTTTGAAACAAAATATCAACTAGAAAAAGATCAGTGGGAGAATAAATCATGACAGCAGTAGATTGGGCAGCATTAATAGTAAGTGTTCTTTCAATTGCTGGATCATTTGCTTTTGCAGTTAGATGGCTAGTCAAACACTATCTATCAGAACTTAAGCCAAATGGCGGTAGTTCAATAAAAGATGCTATTAATAGAATTACTATTCGCCAAGATGAGGCAGATATCCATAGATCCAAGATGGATGTCAAACTTGATAAGATGTATGATTTATTGCTAGATTATGTAGCAAAGAAGTAAAAATTAGATAATTAGGCTACAATAGACTCATGAGTGATTATAAAGAAGGTTTTCAAGATGGATATATTTTTGCCAAAGAAGAACTGGCAGAAAGATTACTTGATCTTAAAGAACTAGATGCATGGACTATTGAACAAATTTGTGACATGATAGAAAGTAATAAATTATAAGGAGGAAATCTATGACCAATGATGTGGGGAATTTACCAATCAAAGGAGAGATCTTATTAAGCAACAAAACCAATTATGGAAGAAAGTTTTAGTAGTATCTTTATTAGCAGTTTTAATACAAAGTAATATAAATAAAGAAGAATTAATGCCTGTAGTATTTTTTGTTGATAGACCACCTATTATGCAGGTTTCTGCTAAACAGGTAGCCAAAGAATTACTAGACAATAAACAGTATGTTTGTTTAGTTAGATTAATTGGCAAGGAATCAGCATGGAATCCAAAGGCACAAAACCCTATATCCACAGCAAGTGGTCTTGGTCAAATGCTAGACTCCACAGTTAGTAGTCTTGGGATGAAGAAATCAGATAGTGCGGTTGCTCAGTTGG